GCCGGACGCAGCCTTGCGCTTGATGACGAGATCGCGCAGCTCGTCGTCCGACATTGCGGCCATCAGGCGGCCTTTGCTTTCTTCGGCGCGGGCTGGACCGAAACAACGATGCGATAGGGCTTGAACGCCTTGGCCGCAGCGTCGTCGCCGCTCTCGGCTTCAACGGTCACAACCTCGCTCGCCCCGCGCTGGCCGCGCAGAGTCACTTCATAGCGCAATGCGGTTCCCCCTAGACTACGCGGATCGTGCGCTTGATCGGTTTCGACCAACCAAGGTTTGGCTCTTCGTAAGCAACGCAGCCGGTTCCAAATGCGTCGGCGTCATGGCTCGACCAATCATGCTCCGGGCCAAGCCCGATGCTGCGGTTTTCGTCGCGCTTCTCGTGATACCAGCCAAGGGCCTTGAGGCCGGCTCCGCACTTCTTCTCGTCGAACCGCATTCGGCTGAACAATTGCCTTGCCCGCTCGACCCGCTGCATCGCAGCTCCGCGCCCCTGGTTCGGGATCACCTTCACGGTGTAGCCCGCATCCTGAAACGCCTTGCGGTAGCTCGTATCGATCAGCTTCTCGTGCTGCTCGGCGTCGTGCGGCAGTTCAACAATGCAGCGATCGGGCGTGTAGCCTTGCGATCGCATCCAGTTGAGGTGCGCCGCGAATGTCTGCCCCTGCGCCGTGTAGTGGTTCGTCCAGCGGATTTCTGTCTGAATATCCTGCCGCGCCCAGAATACGAAGTTATCCGCCTTGGCCCCGGTGCCTCCGATGTCAGCCGACAGCTTGACAACGAAGTTCGGGTCTTCCGCGACGAAGCCCACCCGCCCCTCTTCGCGCGCGGTGGTGAGATTTGCGGCGTAATACGCGCCCTCAACCACCTCCATGAAAGCGCCCTCCCAGATATGGTCGTAACTGTGGGGGCGCTCAGCTTTATCCTTGAGCCTGAGCCTGTTGAGAATGTCGGGAAACCACGGGTTGTCGCGCCAGTTCATCTCGACGATCTTCACCCTTGGGTCGGGCGGTGCGATCTTCGTGTGAAAGCGCTTGTTCGTCGGAGCCTTTTCGTCTTCGGGGTTCCACGTTAGCCACAGCTCGGAATCTTCCTCGCGCAGCGTCGGGATCAGCTTGACCCACGCCTCTTCCGTGACTTGCTCGGCCTCCTCGATCCAGGCGAGTAGGATGCGTGACTTGGATTTGATGCTGTCGATATTGCGGGCAAGGCCGACGAACGAATAGCTGACCCGGCCATCCCGCGTTCGAACGAATGTCTCGCCGATCTCAAAGTGCGTTGAAAGCCACGCCTCCGACCGAATTGCCGACTTCACCTCTTCAAGCGATGAGTCGGCCAGCGAGTTCATAAATTGGCGACCGCACAGGATAATCCCCTCACGGCCAGCCTTGGCCCACATATACGCTCGAACCGCGCTCATCTTGGCGAAGGTTCGAGACTTCGCCGAACCGCGCCCGCCGTGTGATCCCCTTACGTCAGCCTCGTCCTCGAAAACCGGAACGAGCTTGTCGGGAATCTCAATTTGCGCGGACGCCAACCAATTTCACCACACTAACGGCGACCGGGTTATCCGCGTCCCCTGTGACTTGAAGCGGAAGCACCTTGCCAACCAACGTAAGAAACGCGGTCGGATTGGCCGACGCCTGCGCCTTGAGGTAAGCCACCGATCCGTCGGGGTGCGCCTCGTCGAGCGCGGTCAGGATCATGTCCTTGAGCGCTGCCGTCACCCTGTTCGGCGTGCCTTTCTTGCGGCCCCCGGTCTTGGGCCGCCTACTTCCCTCTACTTTAGACATTGTGCAACCTCTCCCCGGTTCCGCCAAGCGGGTCGCCGGTCCTTGGTTCAGGCGGACAGTCGGTAGTTCGCGGTTCCCGATGTGTAGGCCGAGCAGCGAAGGCGATACATGACATCGCCCTCCGGTTCGGGAAGAACCTCACTCGCCGGAGCCGTGTAGCTAACCGCCGTGCCGGTGCAGTAGCGCAGAACCGGAATCCAGTTTGACCCGCCGTCGAAGCTGCGCTCAAGGACGACGGTGCCGACGAACGTGCCGTAAACCGACACATTGAACTGGCAGGCGTTGTTTACCCGCCCCGTGTTGGGGACATAGGTGTTGCCGTTCCCCGTCGCGGAGAACGAGCCGGTTGTTGCGCTAACGCTCATCTCTAATCGTCCTCTTGGGTTATCAGCGGTCAGTCTTCGCCGACGACATTGACCTCGTAAGCGCGGAACTTCGCGGCCTCGAGAATGCCGAGCATCTCGTATCCGCTCGCGTTCTCGCCCCACACGGCAAGCCCGATCCCGTCGTCCGTCTCGACCACCATGATGACGCGGTTGGCCTCGCCATGCTGACCAGCCTCGAACTGGTCGGCGAACCTGCGAGCGCAGCCGGCGATGTCCTGGAAGTTGTAAACCTCGAGCTTCTCGACGCTGTCGTCGTGGACGAGTTGCAGCGTCATCGATGGCCTCCGGTGAAAGTATCCCCCCGGCGCGTCATCGCCTCCGCGTGCGACAATGCGCTTTCTGTGGTTGCGTTGGGTGACGGCCGGGAGGGCAGGCTCGCGTATCTGGGTGTCTGAGCCTGAAACGGAAAACGCCCCGGCGGATTAGGCCGAGGCGCTTAAGCTGCTTTGCGCGCCCTCCGGTGGGCGAGAGCCTGTGCCAGCCCCCGCGTTCTTATCGCGAGGTTATCGAGCCATGTGGCACTGTCGCATATCGGATGCCCGGTATAGCGCGCGGATTTCAATATAAGTTCAAAGGCCTCAGCCGGCTCCATCGCAACCCATTCGCCGCGAAGTTTGACGCCCATTTCATCGGCGGCGGCTAAAGCCGTCTGTTCGATTGTCTCGGACTTGCCGTTTCCACACCACGCAATCGCATAAACACTGATGTCCGCCCAATGCTCTCGCTGGATTTGCTCCAGCCTCGATATCGGGCAGTGCGAAACTCCAATCTTCGCTACCGGCAGGTCGCCAACGCCGAATACATAGAGGGCGGGCCTGCCACCAACATCCTCTTCGCGCATCCGCGATGCCAGCCCGCAGGCCTTCGCAATGGACTCCGGCTCCCGGCAGATTTCCGCGAACGGAGCAAGGTCGCTGCCGACCTTGAAGAATCGTTCTTCCGTCTCGAAGCGGATGCGCCTGTGGCCAGACCGCGCCCAGCGGCCGATTGTGCGGACCTCAAACAAGGGTCGATCCAGAACAGGCGCAATTCGAGTGATGACTAATTATGCCAGAAGCGCTGACATCTGTCAAGCCGCGAAGTGATGCTCGCGGTATCAACGTCGGTCGCATCTAAAGGTTCCGCCACATGGCAATCAGGCTGGCGACGAACGCAACCACCGTCCGCGTGTCGCGGCGCTCGGCGGCAAGCTCGAACCGGCACACGTTCTCGTATGTGTCCCAATATCGGATCGGAACGCGCCGCTTGAATGTCGCCAGCTCGGCAAGGGCCTCGTGCTCCGCCATTCCATCCATTCCGTTATCGACGAACACAATCCCGCGCCCGTGATAGTCGAGCCATGCCCATAGCTTCTGGCAATAGCGGATTGCCGCGCGCTCGCCGTCGTCGAAGGTCTTGGGGTCGTTCATCCACCGCTGGATGGTCGAGCCGCCGCGATTGATCTTCACCGAAGCGCGCTGCCCGTTCACCTCGGTATAGCCGTCCTGGTAATTCCCGTGCTGGGCGGCCTCGGGCGTCACCAAGGGCTGCTTGCGCGATGCTTCGAGGTCGCGCTGCGCCGCAAGCCGCGACTGCCATTGCAGGAACGTCTCGTCCGGGCGCTGCCGGTTCGGGTCTGGTTTCGTGCGCGACCTTGCCATTTCTTCCCCCGCCTATTTCTCGGCCAGGCCGATAAACTCGTCGCATCGCCTGCAACGGCTCACGTCCCAGGTCCGCCGCTCGTCCGATTGGCGATAGACCCACTCTCCGATGGAGTGGCCGAACAGCAGACAGATGATCTTCTTCGCCATGACGTTGGAACCTTGTTTGATTACCGTGCGTTGAGTCCCGCGAGTGTCGGTCGCGACCCTCTGCCCCTGTTGAGTAACCACCCTCCTGTAGCTTCCCCCGCAGACTGGATTGGTGATGAAAGACAGGGGCTTTTCATGATGGCCGATACTCGCTCAGCGACGCTTCCCAGCTCAGGTTAACGCGACCCGGTTTGCCCGGAAGCCCCATGCGAACCTTCACCACCCGCGCTTCAATCTCGGTCCCGCCAAGATCATCCCGGTGAACGATCAGCCCGTAATCCGCCTTGTTCGCAAAGTGTGCTGAACCTGCCAAATCATAGAGGCTCGGCGGCTTTGGATTGCCGTCGGTGTGCGGCTTCCTCGGGTGCGCGACCAGCCACACGGCGCACTCGTAATTGAGCGCGAACCGCTTGAGCGACCGGATCGCCCGCGAGGTATATTCCGTCTCGGTTTCGTCGGCGCGGCGCTTGTGCTCGATCTCATTCCACGGGTCCAAAACGAGCAGCCTCACGCCATCGCGGAGGACGGCCACCTTCGCCAGCTCGATGATGTAATCCAGGTCGAGTTCGGTATCCTCGTCCCGCGCCGTGTGAGCGATCACGCTCAGCCGCTTTGCCAGCAGCTCGTCGGCGGGTCCGGGCGAATTGGCTTTTGGTCCGACCTCTCCGCAGCGGTAGAGGCACGCCCGCATCCGCCGTTCCAGGATCGGCTTGGGCATTGTCTCGAACGATCCCATTGCGACGTTGACGCCGCGCTCCATCAGGTTCGCCAGCATCCGCATCAGCAGCGAGGTCTTGCCGTGGCCGGCCCAGCCCGAGA